TGGTCAAAGATGATTCATTCTTCATCTTCATCTGTAAGGCCAATCAGGCAACAGATGGCGATGTGGGAGACTACTTGGATGAGAATGTGCTGAAGATGGCTAATCCCTCATGGGGTGTGACTGTCTCACTCAAGGCCCTCAAGGAAGAAGCAGAACAGGCCTTGAATGATCCACAGACCAGAAATGAGTTCTTCAATAAGACATTGAATGTCTTCACTAACTCAATGAACGCTTATTTCAATCCAGATGAGTTCATTGCTAGTGATGACTGCTATGACTGGACAATTGAGGAGCTTGCAAAGCTTCCTATTCACTGGTATGGAGGGGCTGACCTTTCAAGACTGCATGACTTGACTGCTGCTGCCCTTTATGGGGTATACAATGACGGTGAAAAAGATGTTGATATTTGTATCACACACGCTTTCTTTCCTCGTGTCAACGCTCAGAAGAAAGCCAATGACGATGGCATCCCACTATTTGGGTGGCAATCGGATGGCTGGCTGACCATGAGCAACACTCCAACTGTTCTCTACGACGACATTGTTAAATGGTTCATAGAGATGCGACAGAAAGGCTTCAAAATTGCTGCTGTCGGTATGGATAGGAAATTTGGTAGAGAGTTCATGCTCAAAATGAAGCAAGCTAAATTCAAAATGATTGACCAGCCTCAGCTATTCTATTTGAAATCAGAGGGATTCAGAAGAATTGAATTAAAAGTGAAAAATAAAGAATTTTACTATGTACATTCGGACGCTTATGAATACTGTGTCAGCAATGTCAGAGCTATTGAGAAAGTAGATGATGCTGTCCAGTATGAGAAATTGGACGGGGATGGCGGTACAGCAAGAATAGACTTGTTTGATGCGAGTGTATTCGCTTGTATTCAGGCACTTGCTAACCTTGGTAAGAATAAGAATGTGATGGCTTACTTTGATTAGATAGAAAGGAGGTGAGAAATATGGGAATCTTTGACAAATTATTCAAGCGTGGAAAGTCTCAGACGATGTTCACAAGCTTTGGGAATTCAGATCTGGGCATCATGTATGACGGTGATGGCTACATTCCACTGGCAAGAAATCCAGATGTGATCATGGCTGTCAATAAAATTGCTGACATGGTTTCAAACATGACAATACAGCTAATGGAAAACACAGAATCCGGTGATGTACGCATCAAGGACGGGTTAGCCCGTAAGATTGACATCAACCCTTGTGATCACATGACAAGAAAATCATGGATCTTCAAGATTGTCAGAGACTTGCTTTTGTTTGGTGATGGAAATTCTGTCCTACATGTGGAATATGATCCAATGACTGACTATATCAGCAATCTCAGACCATTCCCAATGTCGGAAGTGTCATTCAAGAGTAATGATCTAACATACATGATCCATTTCAGAGACACTGATTTTAATCCAGATGAAGTGGTTCACTTTGCCATCAATCCTGATCCAGACCGGCCTTACATTGGGACCGGTTTTAGATTGGCTTTGAAAGACATTGTCCGAAATTTGAACATGGCCACACAGACCAAGAAGGGCTTCATGAACGGAAAGAACGTTCCAAGCCTTATCATCAAGGTGGATTCATCAAGTGGGGAACTTGGAACAGTGGAAGGTCGTGAGAAAATTGCTAAGAAATATCTGACCACAAGCCAGTCTGGTGAACCTTGGATTGTCCCTGATGCTTTGATGGAAGTGGAACAAGTGAAGCCATTAAGTTTGAATGACATAGCTTTGAATGAGTCAGTAGAAATTGATAAGAAGACAGTAGCTGGAATGTTAGGTGTTCCGGCTTTTGTGTTAGGTGTGGGAGATTTTAACAAAGAAGAATACAACAACTTTGTGAATACCACCATCATGAGCATCGCAACAACGATCACTCAGACGCTCACAAGAGACCTACTGACTTCAACCACACGCTACTTCAAATTCAATCCACGTTCACTGTATTCTTACGACATTACAGAGCTTTCAACTGTTGCCCAACAAATGACCAACAGTGCTGCAATGCGTAGAAATGAGTGGAGAGATTGGGTTGGTATGACTCCGGATCCTGAAATGGATGAAATTATTGTTCTCGAAAACTACCTTCCCCAAGGGGAGTTAGGCAATCAGAGCAAACTAAACAAGGAAGGAGGAAATGCCAGTGAAGAAACGTAATTCATACATCGCCACTCAATTCGAGACACGAGAAGAACAAGAATCTGGTGACTTGATTCTGAGTGGTTACTTCATCCGGTTCGATGAAGAAACTGAGCTGTGGCCAGGCTATTTTGAAGTGATCAAACGTGCAGGAGTGGAAGAAGCAATCAAGAATGCTGACATCCGTGCATTGTTCAATCATGACCATAACCTAGTTTTAGGACGCACAGGAAACAGCACAGTGAGTCTCAAAGTTGATGACAAAGGCCTATATGGTGACATTATCATCAACAGGAATGATCCTGACGCTATGGGAGCTTATGCCCGTGTCCAGCGTGGGGATATTGTTGGATGCAGTTTTGGATTTATGCCGATCAAGGTAGACACTGTTGAGCGTGAAGATGGTTCCTATCTTGATACAGTGCTAGAGCTTGAAATTTTTGAGGTCAGCCCTTGCACATTCCCGGCTTATCCACAGACTGAAATTGCTGCACGGAAGAAAGACTTTGAATGTCTGAAACGTGCCAATGTTGAAGCGTTAAATGAACGCAAAATGAAAATTAAGGAGAAATACAATCTATGAACAAAGCATTGATCTTGGGCGCACGTATGCGCACTAAAGCAAGCAAAGTTGTTGAATTGGAAGAAACAATCACAGAATTGAAAGACCGTTCTGCAACCGAAGCGGAAAAATTGGACCGTGCTGAAACTGAAGAAGAAGTTTCAACGGTTGAGAAGAGCCTTGAAGACATCCAAAAAGAATTGGAAGAAAAACAAGCAGAAAAAGCAAAACTTGAAGAAGAAATTGAAGAACTTCAAAAACAAGTTGATGAACAAAATCGGAAAGCCCCAACTTATCCAGACGGGGAGCAACGTGGAGGAAAGAAATTGG